TCCGTCACCCATACAAGTGTCTGTGGCAAAGGCAACCTTTCCGTAATAGGTATCCATCGTTGCCCTTCGTGTGCTTCCAGTGCGTCAAACGCTTTCCGCACAGCAACGATCAGCGAATCTCTTTCTGTCGGCCTGTTGGCAAGTACATCATCAAGGATTCGGCACACCTTGTCGCATTGCTCTTGTCTTATCATTCCTGCTCACCCACTGCTTTCTTTTTTCGCTCCTTGATTATTTTTGTAACATCCATCCCAAATCTACTCAGGATATAACCGACCGCATTTGCGTTTCCAGCCCTATAATAGAAATCCTTTGTGTCAGACGCATTTTCTGTTGCGTTTTTCTCATATACCTCTACAGCGACATTTACCAGTTCCTTCTCGGATATAAATCCGAATTTCCGCATGATTCCGTTAATCATTCCGCCTCACCACCTTCCATCTTTGCTCCGCAGTTTGGACAATAATCCCACATTGTGCCATACCCAAAACCAGTTGTTGGCACTTCTTCGGACTCGCCACAAGCTGAGCATATAAATCTTGTGCGGTAGTAATCAGTGTTATCTGGTATCCACCGTCCTGTCTTGCGTTCTGGCTGTACGGACGGCAACTGCTCAATTCGTCTAACCGCTTCTTCCACACCGATATGTACTGCTCGTCCGTTTCCGTATTCAGTCAGCGCATCAATCGCCGCATCTGCATCAATTAATCTCATCTTTCCTCACCTCTATCCATTTTCTTTGCCATCACCTCAATGCGATTTACCGCCGATTCCGCAACGTCATAGGCATATGTCGCTGATATATCAAACCTTGACATCAACTCGTCAGATATGGCTTCTACTGCTACGGCTTTTTCAAGAGCGTCCTTGCGTTCTGGCTGTACTGTCGGCGCATCATCAATCATCTGAATAACCATTGCACTTGCCCTTATCATGTGTTCCAGATTGCCATTCATTTCCGGCTTTTTAGCGATATGGCCTATTACTTCGCTGAACAATTCTTTGAGTGCGTCTGCATCAATCAGCTTCATGTATCCTCACCTCCAATATTCCCAATCACAACCTTTTCGCCGGTCTCTGTGTTAATCAGCTGTATGTAGCCGTACAGATTCGTGTTGACCTTTATCTTGCCGTCCTTTACGGCTTTCCGAAGCTCTTCCAGAAGCTCAGTGTTCTTCATGGTGTGCCTCCCTCAGCCTCTCATGCCACCGCTTGTCCTTGACCTCAATCAGCTCCATGATCGCATCGAAGTCAATATAGTCACCGCCCATCAGCAGGGAGTTGCACAGCTCCACATCAGCCACCTCTTCCGTTATCGCTTCCAGGCATTCCTGCTCGGTCTTTGGTGTGGGATTATCTCCACGTAGCAATCTGGCATATTTCAACGATGCCTGCGCCAGTTCCGAACATTCTTCCGCAAGCTGTTCCAGTACTGCAGGAAGTCCGATGGTGTCTATGATGTCATTCATGGTTAAATCTCCTTTCTGTGGCTCAAAATGTTGTTTCGTCAAAAACTATCTGATGGTCTAATAGTCGATTACATACATATATGCTTTGAAAATTTGGACTATTCAATAATCCTTTATCTCTGTGGTAGAATTTCATTCTCCCCCTTGGTATAAGCATTTCAACATTATGCTGTCGGAATATATCAACCCTTTTCTTACTGTCGAACAATCCGTTAAAGTTGATAATCAAAGCAAATGGCATATCCCATTCATACAACCTTTGGAATATCTTATCTCGTTTGCTAAATGGTGGATTAGATACAACTATATCCCCCTGTGGCTCTTGGTATTCAAAGAAGTCCTGTCCCGTTTCTATATGTCCGTAATTGACATCAAAACCTTTGTCCCTAAATGTCATTACAAACTTACTATCCGCCTTATCAAAAGGACACCATATTGTCTTATACCCCCCCATCAAAACATACGGAACAATCATGTCTACTGCGTTTTGTGGAGTATAATATTCATCTCCATTTATGCTTTGTTTTACTTGCTGTGAAAAAACGTTTTTGTGTATCCCCTCTGTCCTATCTGTAAATATACTCATTTGCTATCCTCCATAGAATCGATGCTGACCAGCAGGATATATCCCAAACCGCTAAAGAAAGTCACAATGCTGTTGATGCCGATTCCCACGATCATACTCAGCAGGCCGAATGCGATTACGATTGCTCTGCCCTTGTTGCTCATTTGCTATCCTCCGTAATAACCTGTATATGTCCCCAATACCCGTCCGGCAGGTCTGCCAGCTTACTCTCCATGTACTCGCTGGCTTTCAGAGCGTCATCCGTGACTGCTGTGTCGATGACGATGTCCGCCGGGGTTTTGATCTCAACTTTGTACTGCTTCATTTCGTTTCTCCCAGCGCCACGTGTACCAGCTCCCGCATCTTGTTGTAGCCGTCTTCCACATCGGAATACTCGCCCATGATGCTTTCAAAGTGGTTCAGGTACCATTCAGCCTTCTGGACATCCTCTGCTCCGCCCTTGTGCTTATATCTCCAAAGATACTTGAAAGCATTACACAGGCAGAACTTCGCAACGGATTCCTGCCCAAAAGCAATCTCCATGACATCGATACATTCCAGGGAAGTCTGGCTCTCATAGTGGGCAGGGTGGTTTACGTTGTCAGGTTCAGGTTCTTTCGGTTCCCAATTATCTCCCTTCCAGCAATCTCTGCAGGGGTTCTCTATCCCCAGCTTGGCTTCATGGGCGCAGGTATCACAGTCTTTTCTCTGTTCCATCACTCTTCCTCCCACCAGTCATCCCGGTCTGACGCTGCACTTGCCAGCGCCAGCGACAGGACCGTGACCATACATCCTACAAAACCGCCAATTACAAAAGCAAAAAATGTCATTCTCCATCCTCCATATGTCTCTCGATATAGTCAGCGTTCTCTTCCAGCCTCTTCGCCTTGTCTCTCAGGTACTCCACCACCAACTCTACATCGCTCGGTCTCAGCTGGTGGGTCTCGTATACCCATTTCAGGAACATATCCATGTTGGCCTGACTGGCCGGGAAGAAAAGGTCAACAGAAACGCTCCTGCTCCCGATCAGAAGATTCAGCATTTTTCAATTCCCCCATTCTTTCAACAGACTTTTCCACGTCTGAAATGTGATCGGGCAGTCCCCGAAGTCCTCGCCGTTCTGACCGACCAGAATGGCCGTGCCTACGATGGTGTCGGCAAAGAATCCGCTTCTCGTTCTGAAATTGGGCTCCAGATTCATGAGCTTGCCTTCCTCGTTGACGATCAGGATCAGGCCGTGCCCCAGATACAGTGTCTCAATCTTTCCGCCCACAGTCTTCTGCAGGTTCTCCAGTGTGTTGCTGATATTTGCTATATGCCCGTATTCTTCATCCGGGCGTTTGATGATGGCTTTTATTTTACTCATTTATTTCTCCTTATCTCCCAGGAGCCTCGGCGGCTCCCGGAACTCTCCGCTTAATCCTTCTTCCTGATCCCACTCGCTCAGGACCAGCTCGTCAGCCATCCAGATGCACATCCAGATAATAAATTTGCGTGTGTGCTCTTTCTGGCCCTTGATGTAGTGCTCGGCCAGATTGCCGAACTCTTCAATCATGATGCCGTGCCGTTCATCGCTTCCTACCTTCCCGTGCCACTTCTTTGCCAGGCGCCACAGGTCTGTGAAAAAGCAAAAGTAATACTTGGACGGCATCATGGCTGCAGCTCCTCGATCCGGATCCAGATGCCCGGCACGTCCGCCCAGAACTTCTCCACGATCTCGGACGCCACCAGAGCGTCATCCTGCCAGTACCCGCACTGGGTCATGCAGTCCTTCAAGAGCTTCTGCAGGTTGTCCGTGTCCGGTCTGGTGATCCGGTAGGCTCCATCAGGATGGCGTCCCCTGGGGAACAGCCACTTCACGAACAGCCGGAGCCCGCACCGGTATGGCTGGTCTGGTCTGTGCTGAGACAGGTATGCCGTCAGCTTGGCCCGGGCCGCCTTCAGCTCCGGCGGGTCGAAGAACACCGGCCTGCCGTTCCGGACTATGACCTTATGTTCCTGAGCGGTCACTGTCGGCGGATCCATATACATGAAAAATTGTGTAAACCGTTCATTTGCAATTTTGTTGTTTTCCATTTTCGTTCTCCCTCTCACCCAACCTTTTAAGTCACTGGCGTGGGGAGGAAGTCGTCGGCGCCAGCATTCGCCGACTTTCTTCCCTCCCCGTGACCCGCACCCGTGAGGGGACTAAACCTTTAGGTTACCCTACGTAGTAGGGTAAGGTCAGTTTAGTTTATAAACTCACCTTGGTCAGTTTAGTTTAGTTTAGTGGTTTACTAAACACTAAACTGACCGCAAAAGTTTAGTTGGTTTATAAACTAAACTCATCAAGGTCAGTTTAGTTTAGTTTAGTGTTTAGTTTCCCCGCTTTCCTTAGCAAAGACGCACCCGTCTTTTATGTAAAAATGTTGCGATCCAACTTTTCCTTTGATCCATTTCCGGGCGCCCATTTCAGTCATTCCCCACTTATCAGCAAGGTCTTTCAGCTTGACATCGGCACCGTTAAAAGCCAGATTGGCATGGTCCAGAATCCTCTCCCGGGCGATTTTACTGCCCTTCTTTTCGTTCTTTTTCTTCCTGGCTTCAGACGCTCTCTGCCACATCGGCTTGACCTCTTCCGGGTCGATATCCTGCAGGAATCCGCCCTCGTTGTCGATGTGATGGATCGGATACTGGAACCACAGGTTTACCGGCGGGAAGGTCGGGAACTCTCTCAGCGTCCCCTCAATCCGCCATGCTGTCTGGGTCAGGGCTTCCTTCCGAGCCTTGGCTGCCAGCGCGTCACATTCAGCTTTGGAGCCGTGCCGGCCTCCTACCTTCCATCCATCTTCTTTCAGATGGTTGTCACACCATGCCTGCATATTGGGCACGCTCAGCTGATCATCCGGTCCCGGGAGCTCCAGCTTGTGGTCTTCCAGATACCTGACTCTGGCCCTGCATTCTGCCTTGTCACCGATGCTCTTTTGTTTGTCATCATCCAGAGGCAGCTGTATCATATCTAGAAGCGCGTCAGGGTCGCGGGCGAACACGCCGGATCCGGATGCCCGGTCCATGGATTTCTTCCCGCCCTGGGCGCCCTTTGAATGGTGATGGCAGTATATGACCGCGCATCCCAGCTCTGTGCAGACCTTGTCGAACTGATTGCAGAAGGCAGCCATCTGATCAGCACTGTTCTCGTCGCCGGTAATGACCTTGTAGATGGGGTCAATAATGATGGCTACGAACTCCTGAGACTTGTCCTTTGCGGCCTTGGTGGCCCGCCTGATCAGCTTTGGCGCCAGCTTATCCATTGGCACCGACTTGCCTCTCAGGTTCCAGATGTCCAGGTTGTTTCTGTGCTCCGGCCTGATACCCATGGCCTCATAGCTGTCCTTGAACCTGTGCAGGCAGGACGCCCGGTCAAGCTCCAGGTTGACGTACATGACCCGCCCTTTGGCACAGTGCCATCCCAGCCAGTCCCGGCCCTCTGCGATCGCTATAGCAAGCTGTATCAGCAAAAAAGACTTGCCGGCTTTACTGGGACCCGCTATCAGCATTTTGTGCCCCTTCCGCAGCACTCCGTCTATCAGCTCATCTGCCAGATCCGGGATGTCGTCCCAGATGCTCTCCAGATTGTCAATTTCAGGCAGATCGTCGTTGAAGCCTTCAATGTAGTCCACCCATTCCTCCCATGAGGATTTGCCGATGTTGGTGTCTACAATGTGCTGTTTCTTTCCGCCCCGCAGGATGCCTGGCATTCTGGAAAGCCTCGACGGATTCCGGTTCTGCGTATCGATGACCATTCCGTTTTTCTGGCAGACCTCGTAGAGGTAATTGACCCGCTTTTTGTACTCGGTATAGTCATTGGCGTCTATCTTGACGATAGCGTGCAGGCTCTTCCCGCCGGAATGGACCAGTATCGCCACAGGAAGCTCTAGCTCCCTGACAAGAGCGTTCTGCTTCTCTATGGACATGTTATCCGATTCCACCAAAGCGTACCGGAACTCAGTTACGTTCTCATTCCGGGTATACTTGCCGTCCAGCGGGTTGAAGCGTATCCATGCCCCGCCCTGCGGGTCATAATCCCCGATGACGTCGCAGATATCATTAGTCTTCTGCAGCGCCTCGATCAGCTGTCCGGCGGTCCTGTCATAGTGTCCGTTGTTCTTAGGCACCCATTTGGACTGGCCCTCACTGGTCTTCTTTTCAAAGGATTCTGTTACATAGCCGACGTTCTCACCAGGCTCGAACAATGTCTCCAGATACCTGATCAGCTCCTGCTTGGGGTTCCAGCTGTTTGGCTCGGCGACCTCTCTGTCCTCGATCCAGTCAGGATCCACCACGATGGTGTCGTTCCAGTCCAGCTCATGGCCCGGATCAGAGCTTGTGGACGGCTTCCATCCCTGCATCTGGGCAAGGTGTATGATGGTGCCTGCTGTCCTCGGCTCTGCGGATCCCTTGAAGCTCATCCACTTCTTAGCGCACTCTCCAGGATGATACCGGCCCGGGTCTCTCATGCTCCATGATTCCCAGTCATCAGCGGAACGGCCCTCATGTTTCAGGGCCATCCCGACATCGCACCATTCTTCATAGGACAAAAGACCCGGGTTGATATGATTTAAGATTTCAATAAGATCTGTCTTCTCTGTCATAGCGTAATTCCCCAATCAAACGGGTCTGCTGCAGGCTCCGGCTTCGGCGGAATGTAGGTCTGAGGGTCAACTCCTCTGGGAACGCCTCTCCATCCCTGTGCAGCTATCCGGCTGATCATGTTGGACGCTGCTTCAAAAGACCATGTTCCGACGTGCTGGAAGCCATACATTTCAAGACGCCTGATCTGCTTCGGTGTAGCCAGTGATTTGTTCTGCCTCTCCCGCAGCGTCCCCAGGATCTTGTCTGCCTCTCCGGCCGTCTTCACTTCATCCGGGTTGATCCCCAGATGCTCCAGATTCTTTTTCTGGATGTCACTTATAGGTTTCAGCTCTGCCCCGAAGGCCGGAACATAATTGATCAGGTCGTTGGACTGTATGCTCATCGCGAACTGAAGAGGATCCACCAACTTTTTCTTCCGTCTGCGCATCTGGGCAAGCTGTTCTGCCAGTGCTTCCTCACGGTCCCGGACTGTATCAGCTTCCGCCTTTTCCTCGGCGTCTATGATGTCAAAGGCCTCCCCAGCATCCTCTTCCAGGTTCCTGGTCATCCGCGCGGCTACGTCCTCTGTATCAGCGATCAGAGCAGCTGGCCGGCACAGGTCGTGCCTCGATGTCATCCAGAGGAAGTCCAGTAAAAGCAGATGGTCCTTGCCTTCCGCTAATCTGGTCCCACGCCCTACCATCTGGCAGTACAGGCTTCGGATCTTTGTGGGCCGAAGCACCACGATGCAGTCCACTGTCGGGCAGTCCCAGCCTTCCGTCAGGAGCATGGAATTGCACAGGACGTTGTATTTGCCCTGGTCAAAATCTTCCAGGACCTGTGCCCGGTCATCCGATTCCCCATTGACCTCTGCCGCCCTGAATCCATGAGCGATCAGGATATCCCGGAACTTCTGGCTGGTCTTAATCAGCGGAAGGAAGACTACCGTCTTCCGGTCCTTGCAATAGGTCTCCATCTCCGAAGCGATCTGCTCCAGATACGGATCCAGCGCTGTGCTGATCTCGCCGGCCTTGAAGTCTCCGGAGGATATGCCCACACTGCTGATATCCAGCCTCAGCGGTATCGTCAGCGCTTTGATGGGGCACAGGTACCCGGACCGGATCGCCTGCGGGAGCGTGTACTCATAGGCCAGAGATTCGAAAAACTCGCCCAGGTCCTTCATGTCGCCCCTGTCAGGTGTTGCCGTAACGCCCAGGACATTGGCCCCGGAAAAGTGCTGCAGGACCTTCTGGTAGCTGTCTGATATGGCATGATGGGCCTCATCCACGATAATGGCGTCAAAGTAATCCGGTGCAAACTGTTCCAGACGCTTGGCTCTCATGAGCGTCTGCACAGACCCCACGACCACTCTGAACCATGATCCGATGCAGGACTGTTCCGCCTTTTCTACGGCACAGCCCAGACCGGTCGCTTTCTTCATCTTGTCTGCTGCCTGGTCCAGAAGCTCTCCCCGGTGGGCAAGGATCAGTACTCTGTCTCCCTCCCGGATCAGCCCCTGTGCCAGCTTGCAGAACACGATGGTCTTGCCGCATCCCGTGGGGAGCACCAGGAGCGTCGTTCTGACGCCCCTGTTCCATTCTTCCTGAATCGCCTCTATCGCCTCTCGCTGATAGGGCCGAAGCTCCATGGCTGCCATATCAGTTTGCCGGGAGGAGCCGGTCTACCCTGTTGAACATGGAGCTTGCGTACTGCCCTGTTCCGGGCTCATTCTTCACCTTCATGTATCCGGTCCTGCCCGGCAGGGCTGTGAAGTTAAGCGGGCAGGGTTCGCCCTTTTTCTTCAGGCCGACAGAGGAGAAAAGCTGGGACAGCTTCCATTCAAATTTGCTGTGCAGGAGATAATTGTCCTTGATCGTCACATCTCCCTGGTCAGAGTGAACAGTAAAGTAAACGACAGCCATGTTGCAGGGCGCCATCTTCTCAGATCCCTGGCTCCGGGACCGCTCAAACTTCTCGATTGTGAAGGGATACTCACCGGGCTCCAGCAGGATAAATTCATCGTCTCTGGTAATGGTATCGCCATCCCATGAGAACTCTCTGCCTTCTCCAGTCTGCTGGGGCTGCTGATAATTATTCTGCTGATAATTGTTCTGATAGTTGTTGTTTCCACCGACATTCCATGCCATGATCTTCTACCTTGTCCTTTCTATTAGTTGAACGGAATCTCTTCCGCGTCATTCATCTTCTGGATCTCTTTGCGGATGTCTGCCCACTGAGGGACCAGGAATCCGTCAATGATGGAGACTCCATCGTTCACAATCTTTGTGTATTCCCTGACCGGCATCTGTGAATCAACATAGCCCCATACCGACATAAGGTTCTGGATGTCCCATTCAGTGACATTGTCAGCGATCATCAGGTCACGAAGGTTCTTCGGGATGGCAGGGTCTACATCGAATCCAGCAGGAGCCTTCGGTTCTTCCTTTTTAGCTTCAGGCTTCTTTGCGCCCTTGTTGGCTTTAGGCGCTTCCGGCGCCTGGCTTTTTGCAGGCACATCCTCATGATGGTCGAATATGCTGCCCTGGTTGATCACCTGAATATCCTTTTCCTGCTGATCAGAGGAACCGGACTCAATCACTCCCCTGATTCCTTCATAGTCCAGAGGCAGGATCTCCGGCAGGCCGTATCTGTTCTTGGCGTCCCAGCAGGGATGATGCGTCGTATACATGACCCTCTGGCCGCCCTGGGCTTTCGCCTTGTTGCTGTTTTTGTCTTTGACTGCAAAGGTCTTGTAATTAGCAAAGAGCACCATGTCTGCCCATTCCTTCAGCAGGGCAGCGATGTTTGTCTTCTGGGACGTATAGAGCTTCATTTCCCAGCGGTCGTATGATCCCATCTCATCCGGCTGCTCGAATTTTCGCATGGCTGCGTGAGCCGTAACGACCACATTGACGCCCGCGTTCACGACATCCGTCAGCTCATTCAGGAGCTTGCCGAACTCTTCCTTGGCCCTCGCGTATCCTCTGCCGTATCCGAAGTCCTCAATGGACTTGACCTGTCCCGCACTGATCACATGAGCAAAGCAGGCCGCTTCCGCCCAGTCTGCCGTATCAATGACCAGCGTCCTGCAGATCTGCGGGTTCTTTTTGACCTCTGCGACCTCATCCAGGAGCATCTGCCAGGATGTAGGCGCCGGGAACCTTGCTACGTCGTACTCCTTGGTGGAGCCTTCTGTGTCAATGAATACCGGGCTCGGGAACCTTGCGGCGAATGTTGTCTTGCCGATACCTTCCGGTCCGTAGATGACGACCTTCTTGGCCGTCGGCACAATCCCTCTGTTAATCGGAAATGCCATTATTTATTACCTCCTATCTTCCAACCTCCCGCCTTGGGAGCCGTCTTCTTTGCCGGTTCGGGCTCCGGATCCTCAGCCTCAGGCTGTACTCCGTAGCCGTCCTCAATGATGATGGAACACTCGTCTCCGGTACTGACTCTTGTGGCAATGACCTGCAGCCCTTCCTGCTCCAGCCAGACATTGAACTCATTCAGCGTCCGAAGGTCCATCTGCTCCAGCTTGTCCATGAGTACGAATCCGCACTGAGGATTGAGCTTCCGGATGATCGCTGTGGAGATGATCAGGCGCTGTGCCCCGGAGATACCATCCCATTTCTGTCCCTTGTAGATCAGCTCGCCGTTCTCAATGGACAGCTCCGGGAGCGGAAGATCTGCACTACTTAACAGGTCCCTGCGTGCCTTCCGGATCTGTTCAATGTCGTTGGACAGCTGGATGTACTTCTGGGAGTAACCTTTAGCCTCTTCCTCTGCCTTCTCTTTGTCCAGGTTGGCCCGGACCTTGCGGTTGATCTCTTCGATATTTGCCAGGGATTCCTCCAGCTCAGCTGTCGATTCATCCTGAAGCTGCAGGACATCCGTCCGGGCGATCTCTTCATCTGTAGCCAGCTGTTCGTACACCGACTTCTTTTCGTCAAGTTGTTTCTGGAGCTCGGCGATCCGCTCTTCAATCAGCCGGGCCTCATCAAATACCCGGTGCTTATTTGCGACAAGCTCATTCAGCCTCTCCCGCTTCCGCTGGTTCTCGCCGTTCTTTGCAAGGATAGCCTGCTGTTTCTGGATCAGCTCCATAGGACTGACCGGCTCTGCAGGGACGTCTGGATAATAGGGCTGTTCTGCAGCATACTTGGTCTTCCGGTCAGCTGTGCGGCCTGTGATAGTCCGCTCGTCGAACAGCTCTTTTTCCTTCCGGTTCAATTCGTCCAGCTGAGGCCCCACTCCGATGATCTGCAGGAGCGTGTCCGCTTTTTCCTTTCCAGAGGCCTCCATGAACTTGGGAAGGTCCAGCGCCAGCTTCTCAATGAACTGATCCAGGAGCCTCTGACCGGCAGCCTTCCCTGTCGGATCCGTAACCTTAAGCGCTGCGTTTTTGCCTTTGCGCTCCACAATCAGGCCATTGTCCATTACGATTTTGATGGTGCCGGGCACCACTGAACCTTCCCGGTTGAGATTTGTAGGCCGGTACTTTTCCCCGCCCAGAGCGTAGGCAATGGCATCCAGAACAGAAGTCTTCCCCTGCTCATTGTCACCGCCAATGATCGTCAGCCCGTTCTCGCTGGGCCGGATCCGGACCGCCTTGACTCGCTTGACATTCTCAATTTCCAGCTTATTTATCTTCATTCTTCTTCTCCTTCCCCTTCTGGATGATAAAGGCGTGTACCTCATCTTCCGTCCATCCGCCGTACTCTTTGCCGATGTGCTCATAGGTCTCCCCGGCTTCACGTCTGGCCCGGAGGTCTGTGATGTCCAGAGGTCTCTTGCCGTCGGTCTTGGCGGGCTCTGCAGGCTTTTCGGCAGACTTTTCTGCGGGGTTCTGCTTTGCCAAATACTGCTTTATCCGTGTCCCAATGGTGACGTCAGCCACGCCGTATCTGCTGGCAATCCTGACGTTGGACCATCCTTCTGCCTTCAACTGCCTGATCTCTTCCATCGGCAGGTCAACTCTCTTTCCCTGCTGTGTTTTCTTCCCACCCTTCTTACACTGTTCCGGGGTGGACTGTCTGGGTATCACATTTTCCTCCTTCTCTACGTCCTCAATGATTTCTTTGATTTCCTTGGCCTCTCCTCTGCTGATGGCGCCCGCTTTCTGTGCGTCTTCCAGAGCCTCGGTAGCAGCGCAGACGCTGCAGATTTTCATGCTCTCATCACGCCGGGAGACAGCGGGTGTCTCAAAGAACTGCCTGCCGCAGACCGGGCAGATATGTGCCGGATTCGCCTTTGCCTCTTCCAGTTCCTTTTCCAGCTGATGAATTTTCTTTGCAGAAACGTTCAGGAGCTTGTTGTATTCGTCCCGGGGCACCACATCAGGCC